TGGCATAAAGCAATCCAAACTTTCATTGAATAGATGGGTGTTAGATGGCAAAATACACGACAAATTGCTGATAAAGGAGGCTGTTTATGGCCGCAGTGATGACATACAACAGTCTGGTGGCGGACATTGAGTCGTATCTCGAACGCACCGACACGGCGACAATCGACAAAATCCCCACCTTTATCATGCTGGCAGAGCAGATCATTGCCAGCCAGATAAAATTTTTGGGCAACCTGACGGTCAACACCTCGACCATGACTCAGGGCGACCCGGTGATTGCCAAACCGGCGCGTTGGCACAAAACGGTCTCGATGAACATCACCGTCGCAGGCAAGCGCCAGCCGGTCTTTCTCCGCAAGTACGAGTATCTGCGTGAATACTGGCCTGAAGCAACGCAGGAAGATGTTCCCAAGTTCTATTGCGACTACGACTACACGCATTGGCTGATTGCCCCCACCCCTGATGATGCGTATGGGTTTGAGGTGATCTACTACGAGCGCGTCCAGCCCCTGGATGTTTCCAACCAGACCAACTGGTTCACGCAATACGCGCCCCAGGCGATCTTGTATGGCTCGCTGCTCCAGGCGATGCCCTTCCTGAAAAACGACGAGCGCATTCCGATGTGGCAGAGCATCTATCAGCAGGCGATGGACATCCTGACCGCTGAAGACAAGCTGCGGATTGCTGATCGTCAAACGATTGCGGTGGATTCATGAGCTTCATCTCTCCGTTCACTGGTGATGTAATTCAGCCAACAGACGTAAGTTTCCGCCGGTTCACGCTGGCGGCAAACACAACCCTGTCGTGGCCGATCAACGGCAACGCCACCGGCAACTATGCGGCAAGGATCATGGAAGTCGAGGCCACATCTGCTGGCCTCAGTCTTTTCATGCCGCCTGCAAATCAGACCTCTGTCGGCACGGATTCGCTGATCTTCAACTACGGCTCTGAGACCTTTACAGTCAAGGACGCTGATGGCGGAACCATCATTGCGATTGCTGCTGGGAAAGCCGAATACATCTATGTGACCACCAATCCCGATGCCGCAGGCACCTGGGGCGTGATTGCGTTTGGTGCGGGGTCTTCTGGTGGCAATGCAAGCTCCCTGGCTGGCCTGGGCTTGATGGCGATCTCTTCGACGCTGAACCAAAGTCACCCATCTCAAACGGTCACCGGCGGGTACACGTTTCTGAGTTCTGATCGGTCTCAGCTTAAAGTTTGGAATGGCGGCTCTGGCTCTGCAACGCTGCCCCTAGCTGCATCTTTGGGTGATAACTGGTTTACGTTGTTTAAAAACAATGGAACAGGCACATTCACCGTTGGAACGACTGGGGGCGAATACATTGATGGTCAATTGACCAAACAATACAACCCCGGCGAAGCATCGCTGATCATTTGCACAGGCACTCAGTACCTGACTGTTGGATTCGGCATCAACGCGAATTTCGGCTTCAACGTGCTGGTTAAGTCCGTCACAGGTGGCCCCTACACACTGACGGCCAGCGAAGCATCGAACATCGTTCAGGAGTACGTTGGCAACCTCACATCCAACGTCACGGTCACATATCCGCCAATCGTTCAGCTTTACATCATCAGCAACCAGACGGTTGACAACGGGTTCAGTCTAAGCATTACAACTGGCGGTGTGGGCGCTTCCAACGTCACAGTTCCCCCTGGACAGCAGGTGACTGTGTTCTGCGACGGCACCAACTTTTTGAACGCCAACACCGTTCAGGTGGGCGCGTCTTTCTTCCAGCTTCTGGACGGCAGTCTTGCGATTCCCTCGGTCTCGTATGTGAACGAGCCGACTACTGGTATGTACCGTCCGGGGGTTGGGCAGAACGGATTTTCAATCCTTGGTGCCCTAGTGATGCTGATCAACAGCAGCGGCATTGAAATCACCGGCACCGGAAAGTTTAGCGGCGGCATCTCTGGAGGGACGTTCTGATGACAAAGAAGGTCTTTGCCCTTGACACAAAGCCTGGGATTCAGCGCGACGGAACCGTGTTTGACAAAGAGGTCTACAACGATGGCCGCTGGGTCAGGTTCCAGCGTGGCCGTCCCCGCAAGATGTACGGCTACCGGCGCATCATCGACAACTTGGCTGGCCCTTCTCGCGGAATCTACGTCAACCCGCAGAACGCCTTCAACAACGTCTTTAGTGGCTACAGCGACGGTCTTCAAAGGCTTCCGATTGACAATAACGGCGTTGGCTCAAACCTGAGCGACTTTGTTCTGAACGACTTTACGCCGAGCCAATACAACCTGTGGAAGTTTGACGGCTTTTTCGATGTCTCCGGTTCCGGCGACAGCGTGTTACTCGCTCACCCAGGCCAGAACTTGGCCCTGATTGACAACACCACAAACACCCCTGTTTTGGCTGGATCGATCACTGGCCTGACGATGTCGGCAGTCGGCGTCTTCACCGACACCGCAACGACGACAACCACCAGCGCAACGATTGTTCTGGCCGCTGCAAACCCGCTGATTGGCGCAGGGCAGATCGTCACCGGGACGGGCATCCCTGCTGATACGGTTGTGGTCTCTGTCAGCACGACCAACGTAGTGATCTCCAACCCTGCCACGGCCAGCGGAACGGTGACCATCACCTTTGACAACAACATCAACGTCTCCGGCGGAGTGGTGACGCTTCACCCGTATGTGTTCGTCTTTGGGAACAACGGCTTTTTGAAGAACTGCTCTGCCGGGAACCTGAACGATTGGGTCTCTGCTGACGCAAACGAGGTCAACGTAGCCACCTCAAAGATCGTACAAGGGCTTCCGGTGCGCGGTGGCTCAAACTCCCCATCCGGGCTGTTTTGGAGCCTTGACGGCCTTATCCGGGTCTCCTACATCGGTGGTACGGGTACGCCTCCGCAGTATTGGCGCTATGACCTGATTTCCAGCCAGTCTTCCATCCTGTCGAGCCAGTCGGTGATCGAGTATGACGGCGTGTTCTACTGGTGCGGCACTGACCGCTTCCTGTCGTACAACGGTGTTGTGAAGGAAATCCCGAACAACATGAACCAGAACTATTTCTTTGACAACCTCAACTATTCTCAGCGCCAAAAGGTCTACGCAACAAAGGTTCCCCGCTTTGGTGAAATCTGGTGGTTCTACCCTCGCGGAAGCTCGACTGAGTGCAACGATGCAATTGTCTACAACGTGCGCGAAAACGTCTGGTATGACGCAGGACAAGCCCTTGGCGCTCGCCGCTCTGCTGGATACTTCTCGCAGGTATTTCGTTTCCCCATTAACGCCGGATGGGAAATCAATGCTACTGGTGGCATCAATGCAAACACAATCACCGCAGGCAGCGGATACACGAACGGAACGTACCTGTACACCAGCTTGACGGGCGGGTCGGGTTCTGGTGCGGTTGCAACCATCATCGTGTCTGGTGGCGCGGTAACCTCTGTCGAACTGAGCGACCGTGGAACGGGTTACGAGGTCGGAGATACGCTTTCGGCCACTCTTCCAGCCGGAGCCGGATTCACGCTTGAGGTGGACAGCGTCATGAGCTTCACATCGCTCTGGCAGCACGAGTTTGGGGTTGATGCGGTGGAGGGTGTGACGGCCAACGCCATCGAGAGCTACTTTGAGACGAATGACCTGGGCTGGGTTTCTGGCGGGCCGTCTCAACCCTCTCCCGTGGGCGAAAACAGGTGGCTGCGCCTTGAGCGCGTGGAGCCTGACTTCATCCAAGAGGGCGAGATGGAGCTATACGTCACTGGCCGACCATATGCTCAAAGCGATGATCAAACATCGCAAGCGTATACATTCGATCCAAACACAAATAAGATCGACATGAAAGAGCAGCGCCGCGAGCTTCGGCTGAAATTTGTCAGCAACATCGAGGGTGGCAATTACCAACTTGGTAAGGTGCTGCTCAATGGCGACTTTGGCGATGTAAGGGGGTATTGATGTCTCTTGCGGTAATTTATGATCCTCGCGGCCATACGTTTGAATCTTGGGCAAGCCTGATGTGCGAAGCGTATGCCGCGCAGCAGCTTGAAATCCCCAACGAAAGAACAGACTGGCGGCTCTGGGGCGAGGGTCTCAAGGGCATCGACATCTTCGGCGTTGATGGCGTTCCCGCACCGGGCGCTTTCACCGACTGGCAGCTTTGGGCACAATCCTTGGTCAACGCAGTGAACCAACAGGTTTGATATGGAAGATAAATACCAAGTTGATCAAGAGGCCGTTGTAAAAATTGCGACCAACCATTTTCGCAAGGCAACAAAAAGCGAGGATGAGGCCCAAAAACTGTTGGGTGGTCTTGCTCGCATTTTGCAAGACGATGGCGCAAAACTTGTTCACCTTGGAAATGTGCTTTTCCTGATCATGGTTCGCGGTGAGGGCGTGGTTGAAGTCCACACCATTGGCGAAGAATCAAAACCCAGAGATTTGGCAAAAGATTTTCTCGATCTTTCCAAGTATCTGAGGAACATCGGCGTAAAAACCGCATACACATACTCGGAAGACGAAAAATTCAAGAAGCTGGCAAAGATGGTTGACCTTCCTGTCAAGCAGTACAAGGCTGACTACGAAGGCAAAAAACTCAACGTATTCGTGGTGGAGTTGTAAATGCCAGCAGTACCGTTTATTGCTATTGCTCTCGGTGCGTCTGGTGCGCTTGCTGCTGGGGGCGCGGCAATTGCGTCCGCAATCGGCCTGGGCACTGTCAGCGCGGCGGCTGCTACGGCCATCGGTGCTGGCGCGTTTTCTGCCGCAGCTACAGCCGTTCAAGGTGGCAAGGCAAGTGACGTTCTAAAGTCTGCGGTGATTGGCGGGGTCACCTCCTACGCTGGATCAGCCATCGCCGGGTCTGTTGCAAACTCTGTCTCATCTGCCGCAAGCGGGCTTGATCCCGGCATAGCCAGTGCGATGGGTAAGGTTGCGGGGTCGGCTGTTGCCGGAGCCGTATCTTCTGGAACATCAGCCTTGCTTTCTGGCAGAGACCCTATAGACGCGCTCCTCAAGGGTGGCTTGACCGCTGCGATGTCCGCTGGTGTTGGCGCAAGCGTGGATGCTTTGCTCAAAGATGTCCCGGCGTTTTCAAACCCCTTGAACAACACAGAAGCGGCCATACAGCGGGCCACAAGAGCGGCAATTGGAACGGCCATCGCATCTGGCGGGAATGCGGATGCAATTGGGATGTCCGTCCTGAATTCTTTTACGGCCACTGCTGGTCAGTATGTTGGCACTCAAATCAGGGATTTAAGCGCAAATCTGTCTGCTGCAAACTCGCAGTTTAGAACTGTGGAGAGCGAATACAGAAGCAATCTTGAGCAACAAGAAAGACTGGCTGCTGACTACAACAGACAACTTGCTCCGCTGCAAGAAAGCGCAGCAAGGGTCAACAATTTAATTGCCGAATACGACAAGGTTGCGGCCAACTACAACAACTATGACTCTTGGATGCAGAGTCAGGGTTATTCGTATCAGCCAACCACACATGATGAGTGGGGTAGTAGCGGCGATTATTGGGCAAAACAGGTATGGATGCCAGAGCGGCAAGCGAGCGGCTGGGGTGAATATGGGTATGAAACATGGACTGTGCCAGCAAGATATGAGTGGCAGCAAGCTCCAGCCGAGATGTCAAAAGATGCTTTGTTTAACAAAGCAAAGGCGATTGACGCACAGGCCGTTGTCGAGTCAAATGCATTCAATGATCTGAAAGTAAAACTTTTGGGCGGCGAGGTAACCAAGTACAGATCAGAAACTGAGTTGCAGTTGCAACTGGTTTCTGGCAATGATGGTAACGAATACGCTTTGATGCCCGTTGAGGTTCAGGTTCCATATAAAGAAACTGTAACTGGATCACTTGATCCAATCAAAAATCAACTTGATTCTTTGAAGACCGGCATCGAGCCTCTTGGTCAAAAACTTGCTGAACAGAAAACAAAACTTGAGAATGCAGTAACTGAATTCAGCAACACAGAGACTCAAAATGCTGCTGTTGTCAAATCGCAGCTTGATAATTTTGTAACCGCAAGAAATCAGTACAGAGATGAATTTGGCGTTGACCCAACAGAGGATCAACTCAAAGAATTTGCCAGGACTGGTGACATCCTCGGGACGGTCAGCAAGCTGGTCGCGGACAACAACAACGAGCAGGTTGCAAACGCTGCTGGGTTTGAAAGCTACGCCGACTACACCGCTGCTGGGAACATCTCCCCCAATGACTATTACGCCAAGCAACAGGGCTGGCAGGATTACGCGCAAAAGCTCAATGCCGTGGCAAGCGGCTACAACGACCCCAATCAGTGGAACACATACATCAACAACCAGCAGGCCGCGACCAGTGCTGGCTTCTTGAGTTATGAGGACTATCAATCTGCTGG